CCATGCCTCGGATATTTGAAATATCAGCGAGTGCTGCTACCTCTCTTACCCACTCGGAAGCGCCAAGGCAATGCATGTTATTGAATCGATAACTGAAGTGTGTGCCTGCCGCTTCGGTTAGAGCTTCCAGGAAGGTCATCCGGAACGTCTTGTGTATCAGTCGATTCAAGATACGAGGGATATGTACGTTACTGATCCAAGGTAGGTGGTCGTAGAAGGTCAAGCACTTCATCACCTCAGCCATGTTCTCACCTTGAACAACTCCAGCGTACCTGAAGGTGTCTGGGAGAGCCCACTGCTCGAATCGCTTGACTTCGATGATTGTGTCTGTACAACTACCCATCACGTCAGGCACGATGACTTCATCTGCTGCAATATGTTCAGCAGCAGCATGCAAATCCTGATGGTAGATAGTCTCACCTTCTGCAGCTCCGTTGTCAAGGATCTTGAAACCTTCGATCTCGGCGTAGAAGTCCGAGTACTCTTCAGATACTTCCATCACTTGAGGTAGAACCAGATGGTAGCCTGTGTTGTACTTAGATACTACGTCCAACAGATCAATGGGTGCTATTAAAGCTATTTGCACCGAACCTCCCTTCGTTGGTCTCGCGCTTGGTGTAGTACTCTTCGATCAGGTCCATCTGTAGGATCCTGGAGGCCAGCATAACGTAGATGAAGATGTCGGTGAGCTCTTCCCGTAACTTGGGTAGAGCCTCGTGGTAGGTCTTCGAACCCCGAACCATCTTCTTGATCTCGTCAGCGAACTCTCCAGCCTCACCAACAAGACCGAGTGTCATGGTCACGATGTCGTCAGGTACGTTGCTGAACCACCTGACCGAGTCTTCGTAGGCCTCGTCGATCATGAGGGCCAGTTCTTTAGATATGGACACGTCATCCCCTAATGAGTGCTAGAAATTCTGGTCGGGCTTGCTTGGCTGGATCGAGGAAGGCCCCTCGCATAACAGAAGTTGTCGTAGATGCGTTCTGGACTTGGACACCTCGCATTGCCATACAAAGGTGCTCAGCTTCAAGTACAACAGCCAAGCCGACTGGGTCAACGAGTCCAGCTGAGAGGGTGTCAGCGATAGCGACTCCCAAGTGTTCTTGGACCCACAAGCCTCTAGCTGTCGACCGCACGACTCGAGCAAACTTACTAAGTCCGGCAATCTTGCTTCCGGGGATGTATCCAACGTGTGCCTTTCCGAAGAACGGGATGATGTGATGGGCACACAAACTGTAGAAGCTAATGTCCTTGATCACCACCATCTCGTCGACTTTGTTTGTGTTGTCGAAAGTGGTGAAGGCAACCGGGTCCGGGTGAGTCAATTCCCACAGGAGGGTAGCCCATCGTTCAGGAGTCTTCGCTGTATGTTCGTTGTCTTCTGGGTTAGAACCTGTTAGCGTCCAGAGTACATCGCCCATCATACCTTTGAGAGCTTCTTGACGACTGATACTCATACAAATCGGGCCTCGGGATCGTAGATGTACTTGTGGACTTGTACGTTGAGTCGCCAGTCGGTCAGGCGGTTGTCTTTCATGAACTGGACGATATCTGCTTCGCTGAGTGTGTCCCAAGCCGTACCTAACCAGAAGGTAGCTGGACTACCAAACTGACGAAGCTGTTCGCCTGTCATTACTGCTTCGCGGAGATCCTTCTCGTCGGTACAAACGAACTTGATGCCGCACTCACCATGAAGGCTCCGAGCATTCTTGGCTCGTATGTCCCGAAGTTCGAACTTCAAGTCTTCGCCGGAACCCTTGAGCTTCCAGTCCAACATGATCGTATGACGTGTAGCCCAGAATGGTAACGGGAACGTTCCGTTGGTAAAGAACTCAACGCTGAACCCTTGTTCGATCAGTACGTAGACCACAAGGCGAAGTGTCTCGTTGTCCTGCATGAAGGGCTCGCCGCCGGTAAAGCAAACGTTCTTGGCGCCGTTGGTATCTGCTTGACGCATAATCCTGGCAACGCATCGATCAGGTATATCGCGATCGAACTTGCCATGATACTGGTTGGGGAAGATGGCCTGAGGTGTATCACAGGGCCAGCCTGGGCAACGTAGGTTACAGCCAGCGAAGCGTACGAACTGTGTAAGCTTCCCAGTATGAAACCCTTCACCCTGCACCGACGTGTAGTGCTCGAGTACTTTCAAATAACCTGACATTAACTCTCCCAGACTGCTGCGTTGGTTGATGCTTCCCAGAGACGGACTTCGTATTGTTCCATGCCTGGGAGATTCTGTTCTGCCCACGAGCCGATCCACTTGGACATGTTCTCTACTGTTGGCATAGCGGGCACTATTACGAGACCGGGGTAGAAGTCTTGTGCTTTGGTGGACTCGGTTCTCATACCGGCTAGTAGTGGATCTTTGACATCGAGAGCTAGGACCTGAACGCCTTCTTGACTTCACCGAAGTCTACGATGATCCCACGGTCGTCTGGACGCTTCCACATGGTGAGCTCGCACCACCAGGAGTGTCCGTGGATGTGCTCACACTTACCTGGAAGATCCCAGAGTCTGTGCGCCATCTCGATGTTGTGCTTTACCAGAATTGACTGAAGCATGTACTGCTTCCTCCTCGTCGTATAGTACCTTGGCAATCACTGCGTACACAGCGCGGTCCAGATACGCGTCATCACTTGTCTTGGTATGTGCAATGGGTAGCACCTGTACGGGTACTCTGTTTTGCCATTGCTTGAGTGCGGCATAATGTTTGCCGAGAAGGATCTCTGTACACCGAAGTGGTGTTAGACCTGTAAAGTAGCCAATGTCGCGAATAGTCTGAAAGGGATCCTTCTCCGAAGCGTAACTCTCAGACTTCATTCGGTAGGTCATCGCTATCTGCATCAACACGTATTCGAACGGGTCGTCCGCAGAGAGCTCCAAGTGTTCTGGGCTGGGCATTAGGACTCCTAGAAGTGTCGGGTTAGGTCTGAGTAGTGAGTGGGATCGTCTACGCCTGCGTTCACGAAGGCTTCACGGCGCTCTGTGCATGTACCACATACACCGCAATGATACTTCCCGCCTTTGTAGCAGCTCCATGTATCTTCCCATGGCACTTCGAGGCGATGTCCCCAGTCAGCAATCTCTGCCTTGGAGATGTGGATGAACGGTACCTGGATGGAGAAGTGGTCAGATATGAACCCTTTGTTGGCGATCTTCACGGTATAGTCCAACTGTTCGATAAACTCGGGTCGACAGTCAGGATAGATGAAGTGGTCTCCTGCATGCATACCTGCCCAAACGTGATCAGCTCCTTCGGCGACGGCGATGCCACAAGCGACCGACAGCATGATCATGTTCCGATTGGGAACTACTGTTGCTCGCATGGACTCTTCAGCATAGTGCCCATCAGGGACAGCCACAGAATCGCTAGTAAGAGCACTCCCGGCCAGAAGTGTAGCCATGAAAGCCATATCAACAATCCGGTGTTGAACGCCAAGTTTGCGGCAGCTCGCTGTTGCATAGTGGAGCTCTTTCCGATGCCTCTGACCATAGTTGAAGCTTACCGCCTTTACTTCCCTCACGGAAGCCTTCTCGCGTACGACGTGGTATAGTAACGTCGTCGAATCCATTCCGCCACTCATCACTACCAGTTCCATTAGTCTCCAATCGCTTGTAGTCGTTCTGATCTTCCTGATTTGGTTCTGATCATTAACCCTCGTTGCTCCAGGGTTTCTAATATCACGTCTGTCTCACGTGCACGCAGATGGAAGTGTTGCATAACTTCGCTACGCAGAATTCCTGGACGCCTGATGATCATCTTAAGTACCGACAGTAGTTGGTTCTCTTGTGTAGTAGTCCCTACAGCCTGTATGACTTCGATCGCATACCCTCGCCACTGTTCGCAGTACGCCATAGCCTTAACTAGGTCCTGCTCTTCGACTACTACCCGTTCATCTAATCGACTTGCCGCAGCTATCAATATAGCCGCCTTGAGTGTCGACTTTGATAGACGATCCATTACAGGTGTCATGATGTCCTGGTTCTGAGAAGCGAGTCCCAGTGCCATCATATCGTTCTCGAACTGATTGTAACGATCCCAAGCATCATCAGTTACAGTAGCGTCCCAGATCTTATCGACGGCACGCTTTGTCTTGTCGACAGTAATGATCGTTTGTGCTTGGTAGTGATCATGGATCTTCGACAGTGAGTTCAGAATCTCATTACGACGCCCTTGTGTCTTCTCGGTAGGTGGCCCAAGAGGTCGCAACTTTGTAATGTCTGACTCTGCTGTGATGAAGACGAACCGCGGGAGGAACCCAGAGACCACGTGTTGGATCTCGAGTAGCGCCAGCATCCTGGTCTTAATACCCCCGGCGAATATGATAAGGACGGGGTCTCGGACCTCGATTATTTCTTTGCGGAGTACTCGCTTCTGGAGCTTTCCATCGTACAGCTTGGTAAACGCTTCCGCCATTCCAGCGTAGTAGTCTTTCTTTGACATGGCTTCCAGCAAGCCCGAGAACTCGTCCCGTAAGAAGACAGAAGGCTTTCCCGGTCGCATTGACAGCGAAGTAAACAGACCCTCGATCGATCCGTCCGTAGCAAGGATCGCATTGGAGGATATGTCGCTCAATAAGTCGATAGATATGTCCATTGCCGTAGTCTTCCGGGTCAAGGTAGTATCGGCAAGGATCATAAACCATAGGTTTGGCACCACCGTCCCAAATGAAGTCGGCAATCGGACAGGGCCTGCAAGGAGCGACGACAGGACAATGAATGCCCCAGCTTGATGGTACTGCCAAGCAGCGTCCCCTAACGTCTTTGCCCATTCGATGTACTCCTCCACGAACATTGGATTGTTCTCTGCGTCGCGACGTTCTTGGTCCGTTAGGATTGGATGCTCATGAACGTCTGCCGACGAAACGATCTTGTGTCGCTCTTCGAACGACTTGTAGGACCGACAGACTTCCTTCCACAGGAGCTCTGTAGGCTTACCGTCCCTCTTGTACTTATTGCAGGCAGCAGCACCACTGACGATGTATACTTCCCGTGGGGTCATACCTGATTCGAACAGGATCATCTGTAGCTGCCAAAGCGCTGACGACCAATCTAGTTCAGGCTTCTCATGGAACAGCGTTCGTCCCATCGGAGGGATTCGCTTTCTGTGCCTCTCCATGATCTCTTCGGCTGACTCGGTTAACTCCTCCTCTGTGGGAAGTGGTAACTCAAGGCCCCCGTGGAACCCTTTAGCTGGAGGGTATAACTCCTTCATACCGCCAACAGAAAATCGCCCGCCGTAGCGGACTAGTTTGACCTTCGTGTTGATATACTTGTGATTGGTCGTATCAGGTATACGTAGAAGCTGGGTAAGATCCCACCCTGATCGATCAGCACCTTTGTCGGCATGATAGTAAGCGATGCGTCGGGATATCTCTTCTGCGTCTCCTGGGTCAACATGGTCCTCACGTGTCCAAAGCCAGAAGCCCTGGTATCGTTTGTCTGAACTCTCGATGAGCGCAGTAGGTTGTACTAACAATTCGGTGGGAAGTAGCGTATCGAGATCGGCCCATGCGCACGGCGCTTCTATCACCGCTTCCTTCGTCCGCGACTTTCTTTCGAACAGTTGTGGACAGAAGTACATGTCGTACTGATCGCTGTACTCGACAATGTGGTTGATTGCATCGAACAACTCTTCAGGGTACTGGAAGAACGTTTCGGCGAACTCTTTAGTAGGCCTGTAGATGCGTGCGATGCAAAGGTACCCATGACCTTGGTCAAAGATGACCCTGATGAACTGTGTGATCCTATCTTCCCGTGTGATTGCTACTGACAACTCACTCCCTTCAGGTTTGGAGTGAGGTGGGCACCTTTTCGGGCGGTCGTTTAATGCAGCCATCCACGTGAGGCTAGCACCCACCACACTTGTCAGTTCACGGGAGCAACGATCCGCTGCCCGAAGGGCCAGTCTTGATCGAGCTGTCCTTGACACTGAGCGCCTTCTTCACCTCGTTGCGCTCGTCGTAATCAGCCGTCTCAGCCTGGATCCGGATATCGAGAATCACATCGGCGCCCAAGACATCTTCGGGCTCGAACTCGATATCGCCGTCGAGCTGGTCATGCGTGAACCGTCCAGTGGCCTCGAGCAGACCCTTCAGTGCGAAGAGTGCCTGCGGGAGAAGGGAAGTGTTCATCCACTGCCGACGTCCGCTGTACTCGCCAGCGTCCTCTGACAACGTGAACTCCCACTGGATGTATTCGGCACCCGGGTTCTTCGCCTTCGGCCCCGACTCCTTGATTTCGAAATCGGTGACCTTCGCGGGATACTTCCCACGTGGCATTACTGGGAATCCCCCGGACTGTACTCCTGTGAAGTTTGCTTTGATAGGCAAGTTAGGCAGCTTTCGTGTTGTTGTTGTTTGTGTTGTGGACGAGGTCATAGATGTACTGCATGTCTGTGACCTCTAGTACGGCCGGGAGCTGAGCAGACCGATCTTTCGCGATCTGCGTATCCGTGGCCTCTGACAGGAGAAGTCGCTTGAGTTCATTGTCGATGTTCTTCTTGTACATGTACAAGACGATGTCGAGGAACCCAGCTACCTCACCTGACAACTTGCCGCTGAGGGAAGGCTTCGTGAGTGTCATTCCTGTTCGCGGGTTTCGATCTTGCATGTCCAGAGCGGTGAAGATCGTGTTCATCGGCAGGTCTCGGAACGCTCGAACGAACTTCCTGATCTGCTCGATGTTCTTGCCCCACTCGCGGACGCTTGGAATGTCTGGATCTCGATCGCGTCCGTCAGGTGTCTTGAGCAAGTCTTGCATCACCTGGTACATGTTGAACTTCTGAGTCTCCGTCAATGAATCGATCACGACGGTCTTGTAGCCTGAACCACGATCTTCGTACAGTTCGTTGTACAGGGCTTGCATGTCATCCCAAGTCAGTACTCGTACGACGTCTACCTGGGGGTAGCATGAGCGAAGAGTGAACGTGCCACCCTCGACGTCTACGAATAGGACTGGAGCCATCTCTTCGACCTCTGCGGCACTACCAGCGAGTCGAGTCTTGCCTACGCCCGACGGTCCGTAGATCATCAGGTTGATGTAGTTCAGAGTCTCTTCGACAGGTGTGACACGAAGTCCACCGAGGTTTCGTTCACTCAGGGCTAACAGGGGGTCTATCGTTGTCATCGGTCCTTACCTTGTAGTTCTCGGCCAGTATCCATTTTACGTCGCTTCCGTCGTTCATGGCAATACAGGGTGTGCGAAACATGCAGTTCTGACAATTGAATTTGGTTGGGTTTGGATAGATGCGGATATTTGGATCCAGCATATCAAGTGCTTCGAGTCTGATGCGTTCGCCTTGGGTGCGAAGCTCTTCTGAGGACCTGTGGACTTGAGTACGCCGGAAATACTCGTTACCCTTGAGCCGGAAGGTCTCGAGTATATCCGCATATTCATCGGGAATGTATTCGAACCGCTCCATCAGGGCCTGGAAGTACAGTTCGTAGCTCGTGTCCTGGCTCTTGCTCTTTGAGAAGTTCCCGTTCTTCAGAACAGTAGGCGGGCCAGGAACACCTTTGTACAGCTCGTTGTACACGACACCTTCAATAGGAATGCCGAGCATGAGCTGCAAAGCCCACGCGTACGATCCGCATTGCTCGTCTAGTTCCAGATGAGCTGTAGGATCCATACGTGCAGTCGTCTTATGATCCCAAATCCAGTAACGGCCTTTGAGGTCTTCCATGAGAGCATCGACGCGACCCTGATAAACCGCGCCTTCGGCATACGTACCTTCGAGTCCTGGAATCGGTACCTCGAACTCGATCTCGACCATCTTTGGAATAAACTGATCCATGTTAGCTGACCAGTGGAAGTAGTGCTGGAGCATTCCGGTTCCGAGCTCAGTACGCTCGTTGAAGTCCTTCCGGAGCTCTTCATCCATGTCAGGCATCTCGGCAAGGTAGCGGGCCTTCTGCTCACGCTGACACTCCAGAAACGCTGCCACGGAAAGGGTCTTGCGTAGCTCTCGATCCCATTCCCACTGTAGAGGGTTATACCAAGACTCCATGCCACGATGAATTGCAGTACCAAAGTCCAGTGGCTTAGGCACCGGACCTTTGATAACGTAGTTCTGACGGATCTTCGAACCAAGATCCCACGACCGGCGACATCGCTTGAATGCACCTCGATCGCTTGTCCGAATGATTTGCAATTGGTTCTCCCTCGTGTATACATAATTATAATTGCTCTATCTGGACCATTTCAAGAGGTCAAATGAGATTTCCCGTGCGTATGGATCCATCTGCCATAGTCGGCAAGGTACAACTTAGCCTGGCCTTCGTTCAACATTAACAGGCGAGCGGCACCTCGGAGTCCCCAACCCTTATCCACTAAGTGCTGAACCATAAATCCGGCTAGAGCTCTTTCCTCTTCGTTCATACGAGTGCGTAGGTGCGGCTCGCCGATCTTCTTCCTGCTACGTTTCACGGTAGCTTTGGTATTCTGATACGACAGGTTCATGACCTCGGCCGTCTGACTATAGGTCAGGTTAGCCCCATAATGTAGGATGAAGGCTTCTCTTTCCTTAGGGGACAAGATCGCCAAGTAACTGTTGACTACAGTCTCTCTTTGGTCGCGTTCTTCTTCTGGCAATCTGCCGTATTGAGGACCATAGTCGTGCGCATCAGAATACTCTACCATTATGCTCCTACTTCACATCCGCAGCCAGCGACCCTCGGCCGCTTTGTGTCTTGCTACCTTCTTACTGAATGCAAGGTAAGGCTTGCCCTCTTGTCCGTAGTCATCAACGACGAAGGCAATCCACACTCCTAACACTCGAACCGAAACAACCCTTGGCACTAGACCTCCTTAGTTAAGAAACCGTCCGCAAGTTGGCCACGGACTCGAACCCCTGGAAGCATATAGCAGTCGAGCTCGTAGGTCTTGCTCACTCCGATCAGCCTCGATAGGATCTCCACTACCTCCGACTCCTTGCCAGGTTCGCAAGTCAAATTGATAGAGACCGCGGTACCACCCCTGAGGACTAATCGCCCTCGGGTTGTCAGTTGACTCACACATTCGGAGTCGATACCACTGCTCTTCGGTAGGTTGTCCTGCACTGGGCACCACCGCCCTTTGTCTCGATTGAACCACAGGAGGATCGATCACTGGTGGAGGTATGTATACTGGTATCTCTGGTAGTAGGTCGTACAAAGCATTGTCAACATAGTCGATTGGTTGAAACACTTCGTGCTGGATGAAACTGTCTGAGTCAAACAGGATCGTAGCGTTACTGACAGCTTGCACATCCTCCTGTGGGATCAATGCTCCACAAAGGACCGTGCTGACGGTAGCGAGTGCGATGAGTTTGGTCACTACTTATCTCCTAGCAGTTGTTTAATAAAGGACCACTTCAGGTCTATTTGTTGTTTCCTCCCTAGGTCGATGGTGTTTCGGGCCATGATGTCGATGATTCGAACACTATTCTTCTGGCCGTGGCGATGGAGTCGGTCTTCAGCTTGAACGTTCTCACTAGGCGACCATGAACGGTCAAGGAATATGACTGTACTGGCTGTGAATAGGTCCAAACCAATACCACCAGCTTTGATCGTACCCGCAAAGACACCGATCTCGCCGGCAAGAAATCCGCGTACAATACGTGTACGTTCTGAGTCAGAGGTAGCACCCGTATATAGGGCGTGGTTGATTCCTGCCTTCTCGAGTCGCTTTCCGAGGAGCTTGATGGCTTGGGAGAACTGGGAGTAGACCACCACTTGTTCCCCCGCTTCGACATGTTCGAGGATGATTTCCTCCGCCGCCTCGAACTTCGATGACGGTTCCGATAGGATGACCCTGCCGAGTCCATGCTCCTCCTCTTCGTCGTTGTCGTATACCACTTCGGCATACGCAAGTGCGAACTGTTGTAGTCTAACTAACCTGGCGATCACAACTGGCGCGACGAGGGGCTTATCACCCTGCGCTCCAACCCATGACACGAAGTCCCTCTTCATGTCATTGTAGGCCTTACGTTGAACGGGTGTGAGGTCAACCCAGTACTGCTCGTACATCTTATCGGGTAGCCAAGGCATGACACCGTTAGGATGGTGTTCGCAGCATGGCTCCTTCTTCAAGTGCCGAACCGTGAATGGCTCCAAGATGGCCAATAGTTCTTCGATGTTCTGGGGACGCTTGTTGATATGGTAGCCTTCTGGATACTTGATATCGTACGTGATGTACCTCTTGTAGTACGACCAGTAGCTTCGGAAGACTGAAGGCCAGAGCCAATTAAGTACTGACCAGTATTGCTCGACATTCGTAGTGATCGGGGTACCACTCATAGCTGTCCTAAAGGTAGGCTTGAACTTCTTGATAGCCTGAGTCACTTGTGCCTTACGGTTCTGCATCTTCTGACACTCGTCAGCGATGATATGATACCATGGCACGTCTCGTAGACTCTGGTGTTCGAGTCTGATTCCTTCCCAATGGGCAATAAAGATGCCTCCTTGCTTAGACTGGGCAGCCTTTACGAACGCGCCTCTCGCCTTGGCGTCCATGATAACGATCGGCACCTCAGGACACAGTTCACTGAAGTGCTTGTACCAGGTAGCTTCGACCCCTGCCTTGTTACAGACGACGAGAGTCTTGACTGTGATATTACCTTGACGTCGGAAGTAGTCGAGAGCGACCGCTTCATAGGTCTTACCTGTCCCCATCTCGTTGGTGATAAGAACTGAGGCAGACGAGAACAGTTTGTCGATGTCTTCTTGTTGGAACTCATACAAGTCACTTCGTAAGAGTGACATCAACAAGCTCCTTCCCTCTAGTAAACAAGACGCCCTTGGCGATATCAATCAGGGAGTCGTAGTTGGCGAAAGGCAGGTCCCACGTATAGACGGGGATCCACTTCTTCTCGTTCCACCTTACTATAGTTCCCCACCACTTGGTGTCAGTTTCTCGTGTAGCATCGAGGCTGAACTTAGTACCTCGAACACTACCTAGCCCAATCAGCACGTGTGTACTCCTCTACTGGTGCGAGATAGTCTCGGTTGCAAATCTCGAAGTGCTGAACGTCTATGCCAGGAAATCCTCCTGCAAGACATTCCCACAAACGCATAGCCACTTCCGGATCCACCCGTCCTTCGAGTTGAACTCGTACGAGCACCCGATTGTCTTCCAGCTCAGGTGCCTCCTGCATGTTCTGCACCATAGAGTAGGCTCCTTCGTCCACGGTCTCTCGATCGGTACACGGACATGTACATCTCGGTCGAAGTGTTCGAAGGAAGAAGTCGTCATCGACGTCTGCTTCGCACTCATCTTCCCACTCTCTGATGGAGCAGCGCTCGTGGTGTCCCAACTGACACTGTCTGCACCATCCTGTTGATGTGAAGTCAACCTTTACCACCTCGACTCCTGTTCCTCGGGTGTTGCCTCTGCTACGGCCTTCAGTTTCTGTACGAAGTCAACGTTCTCGCTCTCGTTGTATACGTTGACTAGGCGATCTGCTAGCCAGTTCAGAAACTCTTTGTCAGGCATTCTTCCTCCTGTTCAGTATCTCGTCTGTGTCTGCCACGTCGATAACCTTACGACCACAGATACAAATCTCCAACTTCAGAACGTTGTTCCGAATGTAGTAGTAGATGATCTGTGGTGTCAACCCTCTCAGTCTGGCATACTCGCGTGGTGTTAGTTTGCCAACTGTCTCTGCTTGGTCTTCTAGTTCAAGACGCTCGAGGTCCTCTTCACCGTCGATGTCTGGAAACTCATCCACTCGACACCTCCTCAAGATGTTTGCACCAGTTACGATACTGGAAGCCCTCGCACGAACACCAAACCTTTCCATCATCGAACAGTATAGCGATGTGCATCTCGTCCTCTCGAGACGTCGAACGGAATCGCCATACAGAACCTTTGCCCATGAAGTAGGTGTTCTCTTCCATAGGCACAATGATCTTCATCGAGGTTCTCCTATTTAGTCTCTTTAACGTCTAACCAAGAGAGACTCGTATTAGATCGAAGTGAACGCGCTGAGCAACGTAGTACTATAGCTCAGATGTCAAATTGGTCTAATGCGAATCTCTATCGTTGACTGGTGGATAGTAGCTGCTCACTCGTTTCATGATCTGCCCGAGGATCAAACAGAGAATGAATATAACGACAGGTACGATTATAAACCACTTCCACATCATGGCCTCCGAATTTCAGGAACATCGTTGGTGATTGCCTTGCCGTACTCTGGATCTTCTGGGTCTCGATCGAGACCGAACAAGTGAGCTGTCTGATTGATCTCTCGATCAGCAGCATTCTTAGCCCAATCAGGCAGAGCGAACTGCTTCGGATCACTCGTGTTGTGTTCTGGTATCGAGCCGTCGCGATTGATCTGAACAGCCCAACCAGTATTGAACCAGCTGCAGTCTTCGTTCATGCAGTGGTACGTTTCAACCCTGGCACCTCGTTCGATGACCGATGTACCCTTGAGCTCGCCAGGCTGGTCACACTTCGGACAACGCTTTGCATCTTCGTACTTTGTCATGCCACTAGTCCCCTTGCTTCGAGAATGTCCATACGTTCCCGTAGCATCTCGATCTCGTCTTCCAGTTCCAGAACACGGGTGTTGATGTCCTTCAACCGTTGCTCTTGTGCCCGCTCGGCTTCGAAGCGTTGGTTGCTCCGCGAGTCGAGATGTTGCACTGTGCGATAGAGCAGTTCGGTATCAGGCTTGGTTCGAATCATCCACCGAGAAACAGATCCACCGCCACCCCTCTTGAGCATTTCCAAACAACCAGCTGCACGCAACAGCGTAGTGATCTTGGTGTAGTAAGGATTCGACAGACCGAGATCATCGGTGATGACCTTCGTCAGCGAACCTTCCCAGATGCGAATCGGTCCGTCGCCAGAGTCTTCGACGAAGCTCTGCTCGTACAAGTAGTCCCAAGTTCTGGTTGCGTGCTCGAAGATAGCTGGCGGAGCATCGTGTCTATCCGGTGCTTGCTGGCTCACAGTTCATTCCTTCCCATAGTTTGCGTCGGATGTTGATTGCGTCGAGCAGGATCACTTTCGACCCATGCGCAACGAGCGTAAGCTCTTCCACCGTGGAAATGCTTGGATCATTCTCGATGGTTTGTGTAGCATTGCCAGCATCTTCGATCCACCAATCAAGGATGTCACGAAGGTACTCTGCTTCACGTTCCTCCAAGTTTAGACGTATTGTCACTAGCGACTCCCGTTTGATTTGGGGAAATATCTCACTTTAGCTAATTATATATTGTCTTCTATGACCAAAGCAAGAGGGCAAATTAGTTTCTTTAGTCCCGAGGTCCAGAAGTAGCGACGAGTGGGATGTTCTTTGTGACCTCGATGATCATGCCCAGGAGATCGTCCTTCGCTGTCGCAATCGAACCGTAGTTACCCATCTTGACGAAGTTCGGCTTGTCCCCAAAGGAGATGTTCAACCAGACAACGATGGCCCACATTTCGACTTCGTTGCCTTCCTCATCCTTCATTTGTTCGACTGAAATGAACTGGACGCTCTCCATCGGAACGACGATCGTCCTCTCCATGTTCATTACCCAACTACGACTGCTCATCTTGTTTGACCTCGACTCTCGATGCCTGCCACGAGCTCCAGTGCCCAGTGACTACGGCGTAGACGGAAACGAATACCAGGAACACAACTGATTGTGACCAGAAGATCATGATCGGGAAAGCAGCAACAAACCAGATCACTGTGAGCCAGCCATGGAGCTTCCGCATGAATATGGGGTCACCCTGTATGCTGGCCCACAATGACCTGGAAATGTTCACGGGCGTGCCGCTAGAGCCTTGAGGGTCTCTAGGTCAGGCATGTCACGCTGAGAGCCCCAGCAGTACCAAACGGACTCACCAGGAATCTTCGCAGCCTCGTTCAAGAGGTACGGCCAGGCTCGTGCATGCTCCTTGACCAGCTTGCCGTCCTTCATGCCGTGCATGTAGGTCTCGGTCCAGAGGAAGGGCTTCGGAGTCCGTGCTCGTACCCAACGAAGGACATCGAGCAACTTCTCCACGTGCTGCTCAGGTGTTCCAGGAGGCAGATCGTAGTTGGGTCGAAGATCGATTCCACCATCGCAGGCAACGAAGTCGAACGTTGGACAACGTGACATGAACGTCTCGATCATGGCAAGGTCGCGTGCATCGAGCGTGCCCTTGGTCTGTCCAGCAGGAGTGTTCCAAGAGGACATCCCTACGTAAGGACCTCCAACTTGGATCCCAGGAACAGCCGCACGCAACTTCGGAGCCGCCATGTTCCACAGGTCACCGTAGTGATTCTCTGCCCAACGATTACGGTTGAGATCCCAGAAGCCGTTCGGGTACACACCTCGGCACTCAGACCAGATGATGGCACGCTTCGGCTTAGGGTTCGCACGAGAGGCAAGCATCGCCCAGTGGTCAGTCAATCGACCCCACGTGGAAGGCATCGGACCCATCTCGTCCCATGGATCGCCATTGGCCTTTGCCCAGCCTGGAGCTTTCGCCAACAGCATCAAGTCGGGAGCTCTCCACGTCCAGTAGTTGTCGAACGTGTTGATGTCCTCAGTGATGCCCCACGCTAGAACGTGACTTGCGAATGACTTCGAGGCGTCCTTGAGAGCCTTGGCTTCCTCGAACGTCAAAGGAGCACCCCAGTTCGTCGCCTCCTTCGGGGTGCACCACGTCGTACCAAACTTCGCTGTACCTGTAGTAGGTTGAGGCGGTACAGGGGGCTCCGTTTCTAGCTCGTCGGCGATCTCATTGAGGCGGTTGCCCATTGTGCGCAACTCCTCAGGGATAGTTACCATGTCGTCTCCTTATTTGTCCAGTCGGAACCTTAGGAATTGTGGGAACCGGTGACCGGAGTCGTCGCGACCCACTTTGCCGAAGTATCTCATCTCGAACCAACGGCCGATGTACACTTCGGGAGCGTGCGAGATGGTGAAGCGCATGGCATCTTCCATGCCCGAGCACTTGCCTGTCGTACCGTCTTCCGCTTTGTACTCGATCGCACCGATCAAGCCATCGTACTTACCTTGGCCCTTAGTGAATCCAGTCACCACGGCATCAATGGTCTCGAAAGCTTTGACCTTGAACCACGTGTTCGCTTTCCGCTTACCTGGATGGTACGGAGCGTTTGGGTTCTTGAGGATGATACCTTCTCCGCCACGCTTGACGATACCGGTGTAGATGCTCTCGAGGAACCTATCCCACATAGGGACTTTGTGAACCAAGGGCCAGATAACGCCCATGTTCGAATTGAACAAGACGTCGAGTTCCTTGCGACGAGTAGCTCCCGGCAACCCGGTCATGTCTTGCTCAGAGCTCCACAGGAGATCGAAGACATTGAACGTCATCACTTGGTTCAACGCTCGGCTGATCTCGGAGTGCTTCCGGTTGGCTTCGGCGACTCCTGAACCCAAGACACGCATCGTCAGATTGAAGTCGATGGACATGGTGTTCATGTTCGTGTAGCCAAGCTCGCCATCGACGATACAACCAGGAAACATCCGTTGGAGATCGCCAACGATCTTCGGGACTTTCTCGGTGAGGGTCTTACCGCCTCTGGAGTACAAGAAGGGCGCGGAGGGATTGCGCATGTCTGCAACGCATCGAACTCCGTCGAGCTTCGGCTCCATGTAGTAGCCCATTGCCTTAGTTGGAATCTTGTCCCAATCCAGAGGACACGCAAGCATTGGTTCGATCACACTACCCATTCGAGTCCCTCCTCGGCAGCCAGCTTCGACATGGCCTCACGAAGACCCTCTGTGGTCCAGATGTCTACATCGGCTTCGAGATAGTTGATCAGGTACTCCTTCAGGTCAGCTCCGCTATCGTCGCAGACAAACATCGTGCCAACGATCGGCGAGCGGCCATACAAGACCCAAGCCTTCTTGTTGATGCTGAGAGGCTTGAATCGTCCGACGTCGTCGATCCATCCGACGAGTGGGGCTCCGAAGGTCAGCAGCCTCCCTTCTACCTTCGGAGCGAGCGTCACGACGCTGCAGATCGGAAAGTACTTGTTGGCCTCTTCGAAAGCATCACCGACGCAACGCGTGATAGTTCCGTCGACATCGATTCGGATACACTTGGTCACTCGCTGACCTCACGATCCTCGTCGATACCGGTGTACTCACCGTCGATCTCGAGCGAACCGTCTTCGAGAACGGAGAGGTTGACATGAGTGCCGTTCGTCGTAGGACTCCAGAGATCAACGATCTCCTGCAGCTCGTGTGCCAGGGTTTCCTTTGCCCTGAACGTGCCGTCGTACTCGATGTAGAACGTTCTACCGTCCTCATGAGTAACGTGCAGGCAAGCCATTTGCTTCGGTGGCTGCTTCGCTTCTCTGTCCTCAAAGGAAAGAGAAACCGCAGCAATCCAACGTGGTAGTTCCATTGGTACCTTTCTGGGTCTGGGCATGGATATGGAGAGCCAGAGCGCGGGCACTTGAGGAGTATTGCGCTCTGACTCTCCACGGAGACGGAGGAGCCTTACAGCTCCCCCGCCCTAGCACTTTGTTTAACGTCGTTCGCCTTCGACGCACCTAGCAGTCTGCGGAACTCTAGGTGATTCCTGGTAACTCAACCTGAGTGGGCGAACCCTCAGGCCGCGCTACCCGGCTTCGCAGCACTGGCCGTTGGCTTCGGCTGTGCAGGAGTGGGCTCTGCCGGCTTCGCAGCTGCAGCGGTAGCATCCTTGGCAGCTTGAGCATCTTTCGCAGCCTTCGCCTGCTCACGCTCCGTCTTCCGCTGCGCCTGACCGTCGATCCAGGCGAGACCTTCCTTCAGCTTCACACAGAAGCGCGGGCTGACACCGTCGCCACGATCCTGTGTGACTTCGGCGAAGCTCTTGGAGTTGCGGATGTAGCCGTAGATGAACTGCGGTCGCGTGGTTCCCGGAGCGTTGCCCTTGTGCTTGTCGACTTCCTTCGCGAAGTCGACCGCAGTGACGTAGCCTTCAGGTGCCGGCGTCTTCTTGGTCTTGGCGGGCTCTTCTGCCTTTGGTGTTTCTGGTGTTGGGTTGGTCGCTGTATCTGACATGATGTTCTGTAGCCTCCCTGGGCCTTTGTTTCAGTCGCAGCTTCGCTGCGCTTACAAGATTGATTATACCTCGGTTCTATGGACCAAAGCTAGTCGGCAAATGAATTTCTTTCGCACGCTACCGTGGTCACAACAAACCATGCGCAATCCTCCAGACGATACGTCGATGTAGGAGTCGTCGCGCTGGCAATGAACCTGCCCACATGATCGGTATTCCTAGTGGCCAACCGATGATCGAAACGCACAATATCACCCCTGGTGGGATGGCAGTGAGCGCGACGATAATGGCTAGGAACCAGAGGAACATTTCCCGTGGTGGTTTGCCTGGATCTTCTCGCTCGGGCTCGTCGGCTCTCGACCACTGCTCCAGAACCTTGTTCCGAAGATGTGGCGAGAGCCGATCGAGCATCGAGTCCAGACCCTCAGGTTGATGAGGCTCCGGATCCATTGCTACTCAGCAGCAATGAGCGTCACTTCTAGCGTCTCGGGGTCGCCGAGAGTCTTGAGCGCGGCCTTCGAAACGTACAACGCTCCGATGGCCTCAGGCTTCCCGTTCGCCGAAACCTCTTGGAAGAGGACCTTGTTCTTGGTCTCTCGTTCCACACGAAAGGTTCTGGTAACGGGTGTTGATACTAGCTCTTCACCTGGCAACTGCCTTCTCCTTCTTGGGTTTGACTGAATCTTTGATGACTCGCGGAGTCGACGTGCGCTTCCTCGGGGTCGTGACGGTCTTGATCTCGATCTCTCGGACCGGCTGACCATTGATGTTGCACTCGAAGTCGCCGTGCTTGTCGACGGCTTCCTGGAGCTGCCTGATCATTTCCGTCGCTTTCATTGGATCACGAACGAAGCGCCGGACTCTTCGTCGCCCTCGAAGTACTCGACTTCGACTTCGAGATCCGACTCGTCAGCGATGTCGAGGTCACCGTGTGCCTCGATCATCTCCTGGATCTTTTCGACCAGTTCAGATGCTTTCATGTGCCTTCTTTCTGTTGTGGGTTTACTGTGATCATAGGTACTGTCCGAACCACTCGTCGGAAGGATTCGCGGATGCTTCTGGCTTCCGGAGGAAGATGTGGTTCGATCCTTGGTCGAGATCGGCTCCCTGCATCTGGTTCTTGACCCACTCTCGGTCATCCAGTGACGCAACTTTGATCTTTCCGTCCTGGAAGCTCAGAACGATTCCGCCGAGCGCTGGATCGATGTCGTCGAGGTTAAGCTCGATCACTGTACCCTCGCGTTGTCCCTCGAGGAAGGACTCGTAGATGTCAGGATGAAACTCTTCCAGGTGCTGCTCGATCATTGCCTGAGCGACACGAACGTCATCTTGGAACAACCAGTAGATGTCCTGGAGATTGCCGGGCAAGAAGTCGTCACCGCGAGCTTTCCGAGCGATAGCGTCGCGTTCGATTCGGTCAGCAGCAATGCGAACGTTGCCTGTTCCGTACTTCACGTACGTGGCAGTCCGGATCAGCTCCATAATGTCGCTGCCGTGATCCAGCTGCATCATCATGTACGAGTTGCACGACATCACCTCTTCGAGTGTGCCATGCTCCCACGCTTCCTTACACTGATCCAGGAGAGCCTGAATCGTGTCGAAAGCTGACATACCTAGATCGCCGACCAACTGTTTGGTCACCGAACAGGTTTCTTCGATGGACATTAATCCTCCTAGTACCTTCGGGCAGTGCTCGCTGTAAGCACTCGTGGATCCTGGAGAGCTGGCGAAGGTACAAACTCCCGCCCTCCAGGACCCGCGGGTGCTCACAACGCGCCATTTCTACGTTGTGAGCACACCGCCCCCTCCAACGGAGTCAGCTGGTCAAACCAGCGAGCTCCGCGGCCTCCTTCGCACGCTTCTCAGCGTTCCGTTGTGCACGTGCGAACAAGAACTCGACAGCATCGTCGAGGTCGATCACGAGCTTGCCGGTGTTGTTGTAGTGCGCCGGGATCCTCTTGCTCGCGACGTAGTTGTACATCATCTGCGGGATCACCCCGAGGAACTTCGCCAACATGATCGGATTGATCACGCCTTCCTCCATCTGGGTACGCAGTCTCGGCTCGGTCAACGCGAACGTCTCGAGCGCCTCACGCAGCTTCGCGTGGGTGACTTCGACTTCGGTGTCTTCGGTTGTCATTGTCCTACTCCTGTGCTTGGTTGTTGTTTGGTGGGTTCGATTTGGCTTGGAACAGCGTCTTGAAGGTGCGCTGTTATAAATAATTATATAGCATCACGATGGGAAAATCAAGTCGGCAAATCAGTGACCTTGGGATCACGTCGCATCGCTGTTTCGGCTTCGGGGATGAGTTCGAATCCGAGCGTCTGGTAGAAAGCGATTAGTCGAGGCAAGTTCACGCTCGGCTCTTGCGGATCGGCGTTGAGCACGAGTATCACCCCCTCCCGATCCGCATCGGCACATACCGACTCCATCATGGCTCGTGCGTGACCTTTGTTTCTGACGTTCCTCGAAGTCTGCACTTCCGTGATGAGAGCCAGCTTGTCGTTGGTCTCGTGCATCACGTGGACTGTGCAGAGTCCGAAGGCAGTGCCCGTCGAGGGCATGCATGCGTAGGTGTGCTTCATTCTCCTGCGTTTGCCTTCCGGGTCTTCCAGGCCTTCTTCATCGCCTTCGACCTCCGGTCGTACTCCGCCTGACGATTCGCTGCACGCGTCGCGGCTGCTCGTTGTCCCGAAGTCATTCCTCCTGAGCCGTTGAGCGATGCGTTGAACACTTCTGCCGCTGCAAGCAACGCTCGCAACCGCTCGATCTCGGCGATTATAGGCGCCGTGTCGATCTTGACGATGATGTTCTGTTTCACTTCGTACCCACTTTCAGTGTTGTTAGTTGTTTCGGTGTGTTGTGTTGGTGAACTCGGTTGTCGGCATCGTGCGCACCCACTACGAGTACGATCATCAAGATGACGAACAAAGACCACACGATCAGTCGTTCACGCAGCATCAGTCCTCCTTCATGTCGTCGTCGTACAGCCACGCGGTACACTTCTTGCAACGGTAGTCACTCGGCACAGTGTTGGGCTCGATCGTGTTCACTTCGCCACACTCACGACACACTACTTCCTGTGGTTTGTTGAGGCGAAACATGGGGTCGCCGTCTTCCGACATTCCTGACCACTCGATCATTCCCTCTTCGGTCATCTCGGAGAGTGCGGCTGTTACCTCGTCCTCCGTAACTCGGTGTGGTGGGTCCTTCCGGAAGTGTCGATTGCGTGTGATCGCTCTGGACAACACGTTCGCTGTCAGCTCGTTCAGGATGCTGTAGTACAACGCTGCAAACTCTTCGTCGTTGTCCATCGCTTCTCGCAGACGTACGGCGTCCACCTCTGTCGAGATGACTTGTTCGGCAAACTCGATGAACGCGTCGTCGGTGTGCAGATCCGATAGGACGTTGTCGGCCCAACGATTGAGCGCCTCGGTGATATCGGTCACCGGCTCGTCGTGGTCCCTAAACGGAACTACCCAATGGTCTGTCATGATTCCGTACCTTTCATTTCGTCGATTCGTTGGACTTCGAAGTTTGATGGAAAGGATGTCGGTGCCCAGTTCTTACAGTGGTCGTCCCACTTGACGTAACCGGAACCTCCTCGCCAACGTTGAACTGTTCCAGTCACACCCTTCAGTGGACCATACTTGGATAGGCACCAGAAGACTCGATCTCCTGGAATGAAGCGGAAGGAGTGGCGTCGCCATTCCCCCTCGGTATCTTCGGCGTAACGCCAGCAGCCACAATCCCATTCAGGATCGTGACCGCATTCGCCTTCTTTGGCGACTACGAGTGGTCGTTCGATCGGCATCTTACTTGTTGTACTCCTTCTTGTGGACCATGTAGAAATGGTATCGTGGGTCGCCTTTGCTGGTCATAACCCAACGTCGCATCAAGACTGGGCCGTGCGAACCTTTGAATACAACCTTCTCCTCACCAGTCTCGACGTCCTTACGGATGAGAAGGTGTCTACCGATATGAGGCTGCATCAGAAGTCCACTCCTTCACAAACGTACGTCGCGGGGAACTCCGGCGTTGCTGGATGGAAGATGAGCTCCGTGTCGGCACCGTACAAAGCACACCGCTCGCGGAAATACTCCGGATCGTCATCAGGATCACCGTCGATGATGACGTTCAGCGACTTCGTCTCCGCTGGCATGTTGCGCCACCACTGCGGGATTTCCTCAGGATGGCCCTCGTGCATGGTCGTCGAACAACCCGTTAGGGATGCGATCCCGAGAGCTGCAATTGCTAGTACCTTCTTCGGCTTCATGGTTTATACGGACCTTTCAATTTGTAGGTTCCTTTGTACGCCACCGTGGCGTTGTTCCCAGTCTTGTTCTGAGAAGTAGATGCGCAACTGGCACAACTCTGGTCGCATGTACGACTCACGAAGTGTCCTTGCAGCAACAGTATTGGCGATCTCTTCCCGTAGTCGTTCAGAGTACCTCAGCGGACTAGGCGTCCATCGGGTCTTCCGTTTCTTCAACTGAACCACAGGAGGATTTGATGAGGATCCGTTGGCTTTCTTCGGCTGCGCGCCGAGCAAGGACATCAACTTGTCGAACTCGTCACGTTCCATCGTTTAGAACCCTCCTGCCTCGATGATCGCGTGGGCTGCGGCCTCTGCTGGAGTCATGCCCCTGTCGAAGCACTCTCTCGAGTCCCAATCAGGCAACTCATCAGCATCCATCTCGGTGTGCTTGTAGGTGATCGCGGACACTTCGTCAAACCACTCGTCGTACCTGTCGGACTCGATGTGGTCGTTGATCCACTTCATGGCCTGCTCTTGGCTCCGGAAGGATGTTAACGTTCCCATCTGCCGACTGCTGCTGACTAGCCAACATTCGTCGCCGAGGTTGTTAAACCCCCACGTCAGGTTGTACGCGCCGATGCTGATGTCGACGTCTTTGTTCGGTCCCATAGTCTCTTTGTACCTTTCGTTTATGGGGTGCTTCATACATAAATTATACGCGGTCTCTTGTGGTATTTCATAGTCGGCAAACTAGAATGCACTCTGCGGAAGTCTAGTCGTCGAAGTCGATCTGCGGATACTTCTGTCGCAACTCGTCGATTTCGGTTTGTCGGATGACTTCGGCTAGAGGGTCGGTGGGGTCTTTTAACGGTGACCATTTGTAGTAGATGTATTTGCCGTTACCCTTCTCGGCGAACTGGACGTAGACGTGCTCTTGCCATTCGTCGTTGATATTTACCGTACCCCAGAAGGTCTTGTGTACCCAAGGTTCGGAGTAGTGGATGTGTTTGGCCACCTCCCGAAGTGTCCACCGAGCATCAGATCGTACCTTCAGAAACGTGAGCATTTGTTCGGCGCAGTAAGTCATCCCACCGCGGTCCCTTAGCTGACCCCTCTTTAACAGTTCCCCTATGGACTCGTCGTCACGGTCTTCGTTATCCCTATCTCTGTGGTCATTATCCTTCATTTCCATCCTCCAGTTGTCCTGATTACGGGGTTCTTTGTATCTCTCCTTAATTATACTAGGTATACATTAGGAAATCAAGTATGCAAATTAGTGTGCATAGTTTGTATCCGTTTCTTGGAGAACGAGGAAATGTCCGATATAGGATAAGTTACGTCGATCAGACCTCAAATGGGTTGAAACGTATCAGAAGTCCCGTAAATCCCTATAGGTTTCGTAGGTGGTTCTGTACGACTTTCTGAGTCTCCTTCCTTGTACTTATATAATTTATGATAGTTATATATTAGTATATTAAGTTTAATCCTGTTTTATCCGTCCGGTACCGTAAAGTATACGATATTTTCGTTGTTCTTCTAAGCATAAGTTAAAGATGAGGAGATCCGGATGGGGCAGGAGAATGAGCATCCCTCGACGTCCCTCCCGACTGTCCTCATTGCGGCCCCCCCCCCCCCCCCCACCCCGGAAAGGAAACTTTGCAAATCGTCCTGTGGTTTAGTTTCAAACGGAACCGCGGTCTGGTCCTCAATGCGGCCCGTCGATCAGGAGTTTCGATCGGGAGCTCGATCAGCCAACGAACAGGGGCAAAAGAAACGTTCGGCTCCCTACGGGCATAAAGAAAGGCCACCTCCGTAGAGGTGGCCTCTCTTTCGCCTGCTTGGCGGTAAGGCGCCTTACTCGCCGATGGCCTGCAGGATTGCCGCCAGCTTGGAAGGCCCGCGACCGCCTGCGGCGACCTTCTCGACCCACGCGGCGGCATCGACTCCGCGGACCTGCAGGCTGCCATCTTCCGCCTTGAAGGTAACCAACCGTCCCGCTTTCGCTTCGCGGTAGGCGTAAGGCCCTGGGATGTTACGGCCACTTACCGCCGCCGCGATCTTCGCCACCTGGTAGGGGGAGAAGGTCTCTTCCGTCGCCTCGAGGACTTCGATGGCGTTCTGCAACTTCTGGTTCATATCTGTACCTTTCGGGTTCGCAAGCGAGACGCATCGCCGATTTGGCTTCGTAACTCGCGCTGCTTGCATAAATTAATTATAGCGGGTTGCGAATTGTTTACCTCTGTAGAATAAGATGTTGACCCCGTTATATAACGCTGTATTAAACCCCGATATAATATCATTGTTTACCCCCCTATAATATTAACCTGGTAGGAAAGCCTTCTATCTCACCGTCTCTAGGTATAACATGACCTGTTCTTCCATTTGAAAGTGACCCGGTAGGTAGGCAGAACAGGGTCCAGAAAGTCACCCAAAAAGGGTGAGTAAAGGTGACGTATTATAGGGCGGTAATAGGACCTACTAAGGACTGGTAAGTGCACTTAACAAGGTCAAGTAACTATATTAACCAAAAATGGTAAGGAAACTTACTTCCCGCAGGGTGGTACTAGCGCGACAGTTCAAACGGAAGTTGTGCTATTATAACAACCGTGTCTAATCGATGGCCCTCTAGGAAATCTCGTTTGCCTCAGTTATAATTATACATGATGAAGGTAAAGGAGGCCTAAGGGCCATGCCTATGAACCCCGAAGATCGAAAGCAGTTCGAACAGAGCTTGCTAGAGCCCTGGGATCCCGACGAAGCCCTCAAAGGCTTGGTGCTGCAAAGCCAAGTCGAAGGTGAAGACGAGACGACCCAAGCGAACCGGATCCTGCGCGAAGCAGCGCCGATGGCTGCACAAGCCGTTGTGCACATCGCTAAGTATGCACGAAGCGACTCCCTTCGCTTCCAGGCAGCCAAGTACGTGATCGAGCGCAACCTCGGCACGGTGAACAACGAATCCTCAACGAGTCCCAAATCGGAAACCTCACCGCTCGAGCAACTGCTCGGCGCTGTCGTCAAAGACGTCGAAGACTACGCAAACAACGGAGGGAACCACAACGATGCCTAAGAAAGGTAGCAAAGGCGGAGCATCCCCGGCTGGAGGCAAAGGTTCAACGACCAAAGCCAACAGAGGAATGAACCGCGCAAGCACAGCGATCCAGCCCAAAAAGGGTAAGTAGGAGCGCGCAACGCCATGCCTGTTTGGGTCCTACCTCGTGAAAGCTGGGACTTATCCGGTCTCCCCCGACTCGGATGGGTAGTTCCTGCTGAGCAATTCCGTGGATTGGTTGTGCATCACACGGTCTCGTACTGGGATGAGACCGCGTGGGACCCAAACAGCATGTCTGATGAAGCGGCACATATGCGAACGCTTCAATTGGTTCGTCCGGATCTTGGCGCCGATGTCCCCTATAGCTGGGTGATCTTCGAGCAGCCAGTTCCACACATTGCAGTAGTCGCCGAAGGTAGAGGCTATTGCAGAACAGGTGCACATACAGCAGGGTTCAACTCAAGCCGATACGGTGTTGCTCTCGCCGGGAACTACAGTGATCGACCAGTGACGCCAGGGATGATCGACGCGATCAATTGGGTTGGCGCCCAATATTGTGCTCACGCGTCGGAACCTACAGTGCCGCACAGTGATTCGTATGCTACAGCTTGCCCAGGTAACATGATGCGAAACCTCATGCCTACCGTGCAACCACCGTTTACCTTCCACCAACCCAGCGAGGACGACGACATGACCAAGGAAGAGCTTGCTGCTGCAATGGGATGCGTGATTCCACCTCAAGGACACCCACGTGCAGGACTGATCTGCGTCCCTCTGCTGGAGTCAGTAACTCGCGACGCCAACGGAAACATCATCTCGCAGCACGAGAATCTCTACCCATGGGGTGAGGCGAGCACCTACATCCACAAAGAACTCAAACTGGCTCGACTAACGAAGCCAGGGAACACAGAGTTGTCATGATTACTCCTGTGGGAATCGAAACGAAAGGCCGGGTTGACCGTGGCACAAGTTGTTGTTAACAGTGGTAAAGCCCGCGGAGGCCGGCGTACGGTTGTCTATCGTGACCTCAAAGGCAACACCTGGGCCGCGTTGGTCGTGGGCGAGGGAACCGGAAGTGGGAAGAAACTGAAGCTGGTCTCGCATCCGACTGTACGGATCGTCGACAACGTGCCTCTCGCAACGTCGATGAAGGGTACGAACGTGTACTTCAACTATTGGTCGAGGTACTAATGAACGCTTACGGAGCGAAGATCGGTAGGATTGTGAGCTACAAGACAGCTGCAGGCAAGCTGCGCTCTTGTAGGGTTACAGCCGTGACGAGCGGAACGGTAGCGACCCTCCGCGATGCAGATCGTACAACGACGTATGCAACCAAGACACGGCGAGGTACGACTGCGAATCCAACGCAGAACGACAAGTGGCATCCTTAAGGAGATCCAATGCCAGATGAAGCAACCATCAGTGTCACTTGCGAAAGCTGTGGCCAGGAGAGCGCGTTGTCCCTTGACAAGACGACGATCTGGGAGTGCCCAGCTTGCTCAACCAAGAATCGGTACGTGAGTGGTGAAGAGGACTTCGCTATCAACGCAACCGACTTTGCGGTCGCCGAGGGTACTTTCACCGAAGAAGCCCAGTCAGGAACAGCAGTCCGGGTCACCGACTCGGCCGAAGCATCATCAACGGGAGGCTGAGCGTGAATCTGCTCACTCAGGTATACAAGGACATCGTCGGCTGGGACGTCAAGTGGAAGCTGGAGAAGTTCCGTGGCGACGATGCTATCGCTCGGGAGCTCTTCCTTCCTGGACCTGAGCCGTTCGATGTTGTCTCTTTCGACGGCAACCTCTTGATGTACGCTGGTGCATCGAACTTGTGGGAGTGCTTGAAGGGCAATGGGACCGTTACGGCTGCTCAGTCCCTCACGTACTTCAACAACGGCAACGCGTACCTCGGCGTCGGTGACTCTGCTACGGCAGCTGCTGCAACGCAGACCGATCTCCAAGCGGCATCGAACAAGCTCCGTAAGGCCATGGATGCGACGTACCCGGTGCACACCGATGGCACAACCTCAGGCTCGGCACCGATCGACTTCAAGTCGACCTTCGCAACTGGCGATGCCAACTACGCTTGGGAGGAAGTCGCTACCTTCAACGGGTCCACTGGCGTCCGCATGCTCAACCGGAAGGTACAGTCCCTAGGGACCAAGACCTCGGCAGGTACGTGGGTGCTGACAGAAACGATCACCTTGGCGTAATGCACCTTGCTATAAGTGCTGGTCAAGTCTTTGAGCACACCGTAGCCGCGGGAGGAATCATCGCGGCCGTGCTCTCTGCCTGGTGGGCCTCTAGGGCTAAGAAGTCCGAGGTTCAGATCCAGGGTAAGGCCCAGGAAATCGACATGCTCACGGCCGCTTCTGCCTCGTGGAAGGACTTCGGCGTCCGCGTTGAGGAACGTTTAGCCGAGTGTGAGAAGGACCGAGAAGCAGACCGGAAGCAGATCAAGGAGTTACGAGACCTGATCGAGGAGCGTGATGGGCGCGCTACGTGATGCCATCATAGCTATCATAACAGACCCCGACCTCAGTGAGGACGAGAAGAAGGCTGCGATCAGGAGAGCGAAGTGCCGAGCGATCCTCGATGCCTTAGCTGGTCAAGTACCCTTTACCATTCAGCCGGTAGGGTACGTTATAACCGTGACCGCGATGAGTGAGGTAGACGGAAATCTCGTTTCCACATTGGAAGCGACTCGCCTTGGAGTCCCTGTCGTCCTCAGCAATCCGTTCATCTATGTCAATCCACCACTGATGATCGAAGATCCGCAGGGCGATGTGACTCGTTCGTTTACCGATCGTAATGGTGTGGTGCATACCGTGAACTATCGAGAAGCACCCTTGCTTGCGTATCGGCTCTTGGTGATCGAATCTGTTCGAGACGCCTGGCGAGCGAGTCAACAATGACTACGACGACTGTATGGTCAGATGCAGGTGACTTCGAGGTAACAGCGTTTGGCAGTTCGTATACTGTGGCTCGCGACCATACAGGTTCAGACGAAGGTGTTACTCCGAGTCTTACGATTCTCGCCTTAGGTCAGAACTTCTCGTCGCCGAACTATTACTGCATCGAGATGTTCCTTGACTTCGTCACGTCATCGATAGCTGACACAGATGTCGTGAGCGCTGCGGTTCTCTCCCTGTGGGGCTCGAACGATAACGACACGTCGAACCTGAATGCGGTGACAGCTAGAGCATACGACTTCGGATCGTCGGCTGAGGTATCCGATTTCCGTACTGCTGCTCAGTTGAACGCGTTGACAACGTTGGCTACGTGCGCTGCTGCTACTTATGTTAGCGGCGCCTACTTTGCGTTCACGTCGCAAGCGGGTATGCCAGGAGCGATCAACGTTACCGGCTCGACACGTATGGTCCTCCATTCGGATCGTCATGCCGCAGGTACTGCTCCCTCTGGTGAAGAGTACTGGCAGATTCAATCAGCTGATAATACAGGGACGACCAGCGATCCAAAGCTGGTCATTACTCATGATCCTGCAGCTGGACAACCTACGGGAAAGCGATATGGTGGAGTGCAGTTCGCAACTCCTAGCTTATTCAGTGCAGTGAGGAGATGGTAGTATGGCGGCGAGTGACGCGCATCCAATTCCTATTAAGAACAAGGCCTTTCGTGTGTACTTTCCTATCCTGGATGCTGACGGTGACTTAGTCACTGGCGCAACTGGATTGGATTCAGAACGATCAATCGATGGTGCGACGTTTGCTGATTGTACCAATGAGGCAACCGAGGTAGCTACTGCGTCAGGCATGTACTACCTCGATCTAACGTCTGCCGAGATGAACGCTGACTGTACATGCGTGATCGTCAAGACCACTTCGTCGGGTGCGAAGACAACGGTCCTTACGTTCTATCCGTTCAATCTTGCTGAGCCAACAGCTGTACCAGGATTCTCCAATGGTGTGACAGGATTCGAAGAGGCGTTGGCTTGGCTTATTGCGATGGCGCGGAACAAGATGACGCAGACGTCGACAACAACCATCCTACGTAATGACGCTGATAGCGGCACTCTCGGTACGTCGACAGTGTCAGACGATGGTACCACCTTTACTAGAGGGGAGTTCGCATAATGGCAGTAGGTATGTCATCAGCGACTGCTGACAACATTCTCAACGCAATTGGCAATGCTACCAGCTATAGCATTGCTACACCTTATATGAAGCTACACACCGCTGATCCTGGAACAGCTGGCACTACAGCCGCGGCGACAGAGACGACGCGGAAGTTGGTGAGCTTCGGAGCTCCACAAGCAGGAGCAGCAGGCTTTCGTAAGATTGTCAATGACGCGGCGATCACCTGGACAGCGATTGCTGCAACAGGTACGGAAGACGCAACGCACTTCTCCCTGTGGGATGCTTCAACATCAGGCAACTACCTGGGTAGCGGAACGATCACCGCGGCTTCCTTTGTCGCTGGAGATACCTACAACATCGCTATTGGTGCAGCAGAACTAACGCTTGCGATCAACACCTAGGTGTAACTATGGCTGCCCCCGTATTCGCTTCCGGCAACCACGCGACGTTCTCGAATACGGTCACCAAGCCGTCCGGCACCGCTGCTGGTGATCTGCTCGTCATCGCCACGGTTTCGTACGACAACCCGGTTTCGGTGACGTGTACGGGTTTCACGCGGCGGATCGACAACGTCGACCACGGCAGCGCCTTCGACCACATCTGGGTTACACCGGCGCGTCGGCAGCACCGTATGACACGTCGAATTGGGCTGGTTCGACAGGCGGCAACACCACTACGGCGTCGGCACCGGCTGTTACCACCACTACTGCCGACGAACTACTGATCATCGTTCACGGCGGGTACAACGGGCCGGGGTTGTCGGCTGCGTATTCCGGTTTCTCTATCGATGTTGGCCCGAACGACACCGTGAACTACATGCTGTCGAAGGCGCAAGCGGCGGCGACGACGGTTGGGCCGTTCACTCAGACGCAGTCAAGCACCACCTATACGACCGTGACGCTTGCCTACAAGGCGGCGGGCGGCGGCCCTGCGACTATCGAAGCCACTGCGTCGGCAACCTTCGGAGCCTTAGGTGCGACGGCAACGGCAACTCCGAGTACGCCGGGTGCTGGTGCCAGTCCTGTGATCTTCGTTCCTCGACCAATTCTGATCAGAAGATAAGGAGACTCCATGGCCAGAGGCCGTTATGAAGTAAGGATGGATTCGGTCGCCGTGACTGCTGCCAAGACATTGGTATCGGTCGTAGCGCCTTCGACTGCCATCTTGGAAGTGGTACGTTGTACGATTACCACTCGTGCTATCGTATCCGAAGGTTCGCAGGCACAGATCCTACGTGCTGCTACCGGTGGTACGAACACCTCATCAACACCGATCTTGCTGGCTGCTTATGCTGCGAGCGGTTCGACTGGAGGTGTCAACCATACCGCGGAACCTGGTACTCCGACTGTACAGCACTCCGAAAGCTTCAACTTGGTGTCGGGCTGGCAATGGGTGGCTCTCGACGAAGAAGGTCGTCTCGTGGTGCCTCCTTCAGGTGTGTTGGCTGTCAAGCTCAACGTGGCGCCAGCTGGTTCCACTACCATGAGCGCGTTGATCGAGTACATCGAAAAGGGCTAAGTAGCCTGACATGGCCATTGCAATCGTTAACACAACGAACGCTACTGTAGCAGCAGCTGGTACTACCGGCATCACGGTTACTAAGCCCGGATCGTTGGCTAATGGTCATGTTATGTACGCCTTCATCTCACGTACCGACTATGCCCTTACGAACAAATGGACGTGCTCGGGCTGGACTGACATTAGTCCAGCTACTCACGGTTCAGCAACTGGTAATGATACTGAACTCACCATCTTACGTAAGGTAGTTACGAATGCTGGTGGTGAACCAGCTAACTACACGTTCGTCAATACTCACGCAACCAGTTATCAAATCTGCGGGTTTATCGTAGCACTCTCGGGAGTCAATAACACTACTCCCGAAGACATCACCGTTCCTGCTTATGGCTTTAACTCTAATGCACCGAACCCCGCATCACTCAACGCTACCAGTGCTACTGCAACCGCTTTTGTCATTGCGGTACTCCAAGAGTCTCTGCTAACTGCTGCTGCTGTTACACCGGTAGCCCCTAGCACGTACACACTGATCACCAATGGCAATGCGAACTCGGCGACAGGTTCTCTAGACAACCAAACGATCCTGGCTTCCAAGACACTGGGTGCTGCAGGATCGACTACAGGTACTAACGCGTGGGCAAATACAGGAACGACTTCCACAGTTGAGACTCTTACAGCGGTTGTCCTAGTACGATCTTTAGATCAGATAGAAGCAACTGTATCAGCGACGTGGGGTGGTCTAGGTGCTACGGCTGCAGCTGATGTGGTTCCTGCTCCCGGAGCAACGGTTGCTCCTCTCGGTCTCAGCAGTACTGTAGTCAAAGCTAACTGGACAATATCTACACGGGTATGGGCGCAACTAGAAGTTCAGCGCATTGACAATTTGGATCTGGCTGTATCGTTAGCGCCTCATGTCATCGAGGCTACCGCTTCCGCTACGTGGAGTGGGCTTGATGGTGCAGCCGCAGCCACAGTTATTCCTGGTCCTGCAACTATTCAGGCGACTGCGTCTGCTAACTGGGCTGGTCTCAGTGGAGCTGCAACAGCTTCCGTTACTTCTCCAGGTGTCGACTTCAGTAATGCTGCTGTAGCACGTCGAGCGTCGATCATTACGTTCGACACATATTCGCTTCCTGAAGGCCCAACTGGCGCAATCAATACCAAAGCACTTCGTCAGTGGGCTACTCAGCGTCTTACCGACTTCACTGGTGTTGCGGTAACACCAAAGGCACAGACCGATGCCTTTACAAGTACTGAAGCTTCTACCTATGCTGCAGCAGAGACTCAGACCGATTCGTCTACGGCAACTGAGACTTTCGCTATAACCAACAACGTCTCTGTAGTGACGGATACGCTCACAGCAACTGAGGTTCTGGCTCTTACTACAACCGAAGCTAAGGCGCAGACCGATTCCTCTACAGCAACGGAAACGTTCTCGATTGCAGTAACGCTTTCGCAGACTGATACGTTTACCGCAACTGATACGGCAACTCTCCTCACTGACACTTTCAAGACGCAGACCGACACCTTCACTGCAACTGACACTCTTGTTCTGACAGCGAACAGAGCTCAGACCGATTCGCTTGTCGCTACTGACACACTTGTCTTGACGACAGCTATCGCTCCGGTTGATACGTTTACTGCTACTGAGCAGACCTTTGTAATTGGTCGTAGCCAGACTGATACCCTTACTGCTACAGAGTCGATTTCGATTGCTGTCACGCTTACGCAGACCGATTCGATTACCGAGTCCGAATCGCTAGCCAATGCAACAGGATCGAACCCTGTAGTCACTGACACGTTCACTGCTACTGAGTCCTTTGCATATACAGCAACGAAGGCGGTAGCCGATTCCCCGACCGCTTCGGAAACTCCCACAGGACAAGCGACATTCACGGTAACCGAAACTGTCACGGTCTCGGAAGTTGTATCGTCCCAGCTTGGTGCGATCTTCGATACCATTACGGCAACCGAAGTTCTGACGCTCGTAGTTCCAAGGTCTGTAACCGACTCCGCTGTTGTAGCGTCTGAAACGTTCTCCATAGCCGTTACGACTTCAGTCGCCGATTCGTTTACAGAGTCCGATACCTTTGGTCTACTAACGGCTCCTGTGCTAGAGACGTACACGGCTACTGATGCCCTTGCACTGACCGCAGCGATTGCTCCTGTTGATACGTTCACGGAGAGCGATGCACTCAGTGTGTTGCGGAGTTCAACTTCGGTAGACAGCATAACTGTTTCAGATACGTTGGCGACGACAGTAACACATACCGTTACTGACTCCGCTTCAATCAGCGAAGTCAATCTCACAGCACGTCCAGTTACGGTCACAGATTCGGCTACTGCAACCGATGTCATAACGTCGGTCACTTACGGTTTCTTCGTAATTGACAACGTTACCTTCTTCGACATTCCAGCCATCTTGAGGACCTTGGCTATAACGGACGATGCAACTATCGTCGAAATCTTCAACACAGGCTCTACGTCCTTGGCGGTGACGGATACGTTCGTCGCTACCGAAAGTGGAATCACCGGCGGCATACAAGGTATGCAGGTTCTGGTTCCTGAGTCGGCTACGGTAACAGACTCGATTGCGGTTGCCTACGCGATCAAGCCAACCGAGGCTATTTCCTTTACCGAGCTCATTAGTGTCCAAGTTACACAGGCTATAACTGATTCGAGTATAGCCGTCGATGTTGCTGTACCTTCCCCGGAACTTACGATCTCTGACAGCGTAGCCATAGTTGACTCCAGCGGCACTGGCGTTAGTTTCGCTGTCAGCGACGCTGCGGCTGTGTCGGAGGATTTCCTCTACAGTAGCACATCAGCTACCTCCGACACGGCTATCAGCGTTGACACGAATACCTACCTCACGGCAACGACAGTCAACGACACATCGACTATCTCCGAGGCCAACAACTACCAGCGGCAATCAACCGTCACGGATACCTTTACTGCATCAGAGGTTGTCACCTTTGCTAATGCACTACAATTCGTCGACGTCGTGCAACAGATTGAGGTGGAAGATAGGCTCAGCATAGCAGCAACGATCGGTGCCAATGATTTGGCTACGGTCGCAGATGCGTTGGCTCCACGAGTGGAACACGTATTTGCCGAGTTGCTTTCCATTGGTGAACAAGTTATAATAAATGCAACGCTTGTCCTGCTGGATCAGATAGCAGAGTCGGAATTGTGGATTCGTCATCCGCCGACGATGAAGCTCCCGGTCTTTACGAGGGCTCGTACGCACCCATCATACTCCGTGCCACGCACGGGTGCTAGCTTGACGACCAGCAGGGCAGGCGGGCCTACCTTTACGGAGCCAAGAGATGACTGATTACTACATGGCGGTTGCTGATCAGAAACCTGACCTTAGGATGACGCTTTGCGACCAAGATGGTCCAGTCAACCTGTCCGGCGCGACGTCGGTAACGATGCAGTACAGACTGAGCGATGTAGCCAAGACTGTCGTAGGCACAATCGAACCACTTCAGTCGACGACGGGTAAGGGCTTTGTCTTCTTCACCTTTGCGAACGCTACCGATATCCCTGCTGCTGGTCGATGGAGACTACAGACCGAAGTGATATGGCCAGGTAATCAGAAGCAGACCTTTCCTTCCAAGGATGCCGACTGGCTTATCGTCAGTCAGAGAGTGTTAGTCGCATGACGCGTGCTGTAGACAAACAGGCCTTCTTCGAACGGATCGAGTACACGCCTCACTCCAAGGCTCAGGTTCTGTTTCATCAGTCTATGAAGAGGTTCAAGCTTCCTTGTTGCGGTCGACGCTTCGGCAAGTCTACAATGGCCGCTCGTGACTTAGAGCCTGAGATGCTCCAGCGCGATAAGGGCTACTACTGGATCATTGGCCCTACCTACGACTTGGGTGAGAAGGAGTTCCGCGTCATGTGGGACGACCTGATCATAAAGTGTCAGCTGGGCAAGGATAAGAGAGTCAAGAAGGCCTACAACAAACGCTCAGGGGAAATGTACATCGAGATGCCCTGGGGGAAACGTGTTGAGGTTCGAAGCGCACAGTATCCGGAGACTCTGGTGGGTGAGGGTCTATCAGGCGCCATCATGTCTGAAGCTGCAAAGCATCGGAAGGAAACATGGGAAAGGTTTATTCGCCCTGCGCTATCAGATAAGCGAGGCGGGGCCACATTTCCTACGACACCAGAAGGTCAGAACTGGTACTACGACTTGTGGTTGCTTGGCCAGAACCCAGACAACGAGTACTTCGAGTCCTGGCGCTTTCCATCCTGGGAGAACTCCGTAGTCTATCCAGGTGGACGTACTGATTCTGAAATCCTCTTGTTGGAAGATACCACTACTCCTGATTGGTTCATGCAGGAGATCGGTGCTGACTTCACTGCCTTCGTCGGTAAGATCTATGGCGAGTTCGATCTCACGATCCATGTTAAGCCACACACGTTCAATCCAGCGTGGCCGAACTACATGGCTTGGGATTGGGGCTTCGTCAACCCTCTAGCTTGCATTGAATTCCAAGTCGACCCTTGGGACAACATTTACATCTGGCGGGAACACTACAAGTCCTATACAATCCTCGAAGAACACTTCCGCTTACTTCGTGAGCGCGAACAACCTCCTGGCTACCGTATTGATGGTTGCTTTGGAGACGCCGCTGATCCCGAAGCGGCAATGAGAGTGTCGGCAGAGATCGCACCCTGCATCGCCGATCCCGATGCTAAGACCAATTGGCGTCAAGGTGTCGATCGCGTAAAGTCCTTCCTGAAGGAATATCAGATCGGTGAAGCAGATGAGTACGGAACACCAATCTCCGCACCCAAACTCTGGGTGGCCAATGGATGTGCCAATACCATACGAGAGTTCAGTAACTATCGTGCGGCTGAGGGATCTCCAAATAAGGGACCTAAGGACATTGCACAAGGTATCGACGATCACGCTATGGACGCTATCCGCTATGCTCTGGTGCAACTTTACGATCTTGGGGCTCGTCATCATCTTGTCGAGGTGATGCGCAATCATCCTGTGGGTCTTTCTCAACACAAGGACCCGGTGGTGGCGGGTGTCTCTACGGCAACCCTTAGCGGCACACGAGGCTTCTTCTCAATGGACAAGGAATTCTGATGCCAGTAGACCCAGAGGTCTTCAACAGTACCATCGAGCTTGCCAAGCGGTACGACTTGATCGAAGTAAGTCCAGGCGGATCTATCCTCGTCAAGGATCCGCAGCTGGGTATGCAACTGTCTACCTATGCTGAGGAGATCCCTCTAAAGCCTGACTACCGCGAACTGGGTGGTACTGGTCAGTCCAACTACACCGGAGTAGCTCGTGAGGACTACAACCCTGAACTGCGTGGTTGGTTCGGTTTGCAGACCTACGAGAAGATGCGGAAGAACGATGGACAGATCCGCGCTACGCTTCGACTGGTAAAGACTCCTGTCCTCGCGGCTCGTTGGTACATAGATACCCTGGATGAGACCAAGCGTGGGCAGATCATCTCTGAACACATCAACAACTGCTTCTTCAATTGGATGTCGACCAGCTGGCCCCAGCTACTGACCGAGATCCTGTTGATGCTCGACTTCGGATACTACCCGTTCGAGAAGGTGTACGACTTTCACGATGGCAAAGTCATTTGGAGGAAGTTCGCACCTCGTCATCCAACTGATGTGAGTGGATGGAAGTTCGATAAGAATGGTGGACCAGTCGCCATGTCTACGTACATGAGGACGGCACCGTTCGGCGAAGTTACCATCCCGATGGATAAGCTCGCCGTCTTCACCTTTGAGAAGGAGGGTGGAGACATGACTGGGGTGAGCGTTCTACGGAGCGCTTACAAGCACTGGTTCTACAAGGAGAACTTGTACAAGATCGATGCCATTCAGAAGGAACGTCACGGCATTGGTATCCCGATTATCAAGCTGCCAGCAAACTTCAATCCACAGGACAGAGCACTCGCGGACGAGATTGGTCGCAACCTTCGGACCAACGAGAAGGCACACATCGTCCTTCCTCCGAACTGGGACTTGGCGATGCTCAAGCTCGAAGGTCAACCAGTCAATGCTCTGACGTCGGTGGATCACCACGACATGATGATCGCCAGGAACATCCTAGGTCAGTTCATTAACAACCCTCTAGGTACGTCACAAGAGGAGCAGCAGACACTCTTCCTCAAGGCGACGCGATACATCGCTGAGGTGATCAGGGATGTATTCAACAAGTACTGCATCCCACAGCTGGTCATCTGGAACTGGGGCGAACGTGATATATACCCCGAACTACGCGTGCGTCGTATCGGCGACACGGTCGACTGGAGAACGGTCTCTTTTGCTATTCGCAATTTCGTCGGTGCCGGCGTACTCATTCCTGATGACAAGCTTGAGGCGTGGGTACGAGATGAAATGGATCTTCCCAAAGCCGACGAGAAGAGCCAGCGCTTCGTAGCCAATCTGGATACTCCACAGGGTGAAGAAACCCCTGACGAAGGTGAGCTGGACAACAGTTCTCAGAACGCCGATATGCCTCGTCAGTCGAACGCTGGTGGGATGAAGAAGACCGTACCGGGACCCAACGCTGGCGGGGACAAATCGGGAGGTTAGGAAACTTTCCCATTGGCCCTCTAGCTTTCCCGTTTGGCCATCAGTTATAATTACCTAGGAGGAAAGATCTGTGCCTACCTTCGACATGACCACTGAGAAGCCCCAGGGTTACTGGGTTGACCTCACTGGTTTCAAGTTCGACGACCTGATCTCGACATCATGGATTCAGGCATTTCCGCTTGGCAGTTATGATCACCCAGTGTATGGGAAGATCGACATCACGCCTGAGCGAGTCATGCGATTCGCGTCGAACGTCAACTTGGGTGTTCGTACTCAAGAGCTTGACATCGATTACGACCACAAGGACAATGACGGCAAAGCTGCAGGCTGGGTAAAAGCCGCGGAGGCTCGTCAAGACGGTCTTTGGTTGCTGATTCAGTGGACTGAGTCCGCTCATGAGGCACTGAAGAAGAAGGAGTACCGGTACTTCTCACCTGAGTTCGTAGACGAATGGACTCATCCGAAGACCGGAAGCTCCTTCAAAGATGTCTTGTTTGGAGGGGCGATCACCAATCGTCCTTTCCTGAAAGACATCCTACCCATCAACCTCACTGAGGTTGCAAAGCAATTTGGAGGCAATGTGGACGAGCTTACCAAGGCTCTGATCAAGGCACTCGGGCTTCCCGAAGATGCCAAGCCTGAGGACCTCCTGGCAGCAGTGGCAAAGCTCCAAGTGCCGGCTCCGTCAGGTGCCGGTGGTGAGCCAGACACGCCGCCTCCGACAAGTCCTCCTCAACCCAAGCCAACCCCAGATCCGCAGCCGGATGAAAAGGTGCCTGCAATGCTCAACGAGCAACAGCTTATGGAGCTTCCGCAGGTCAAGGCGCTCGCTGACAAGGTGAGGACACTCGAAGCCGCGAACCGGCTTGCAGAGGTCAACGCACAGGTCTCGAGTTTGAATGACGGAGCCACGCATGCGATTCCGCCTGCAGCTCTCGAGTCCCTCAAGACCATTCTGGTCGATCTTCCAAAGACACAGGGCGACCGCGTTGTCCAGATGTTCAAGGAGACCGTCAAGCAGGGTCTGATTCCTCTCGGCGAACGCGGGAGCATGGGTGGAAACACAACCACCGATTCGCACTCCAAGCGGTTCAGCGACGAGGTCGACAAGCTGATGTCGAAGGACGACAAGCTCACCTACGCCGACGCCGTACAGCGCATCGGTGATACCAACC